CACGACGCCGTCGTCTGACATCATGGGTGACATCGTCGAAAGCAAGGGCAGCTGCGTCACTAACCCGATGCCCGTGTTTTGGCAGCACAACCATCATCAGCCGGTCGGACAGGTGAAGTTCAGCAAGCCGACTGACAAGGGCATCGCCTTTGAAGCGCAGATCGCCGATCCGGCGCACGCGACATCAACGGCGCTGCGCGAGCGTCTACTGGAAGCGTGGGACAGCGTGAAGATGGGGCTGGTGCGCGGCGTGTCCATCGGCTTCCTGCCACTTGAATTCAATTTCATGAAAGAGGGCGGGCTGCACATCATAAAATCTGAAGTTTACGAGTTGTCGCTGGTGACAATTCCCGCCAACGCTGAAGCGACAATCCTGCAAATCAAGTCTGCTGATCTGCGTGCCGCGCTCGGCAAGACAGTGGAGATCAAAGAACCGCCCACCGCGTCAGGTGGCTCGACCACGAAAGTGGAAATCAAACATGTCCCGGCGTCACGGGCGAACCCTGTTTCTGCGCCAAAGGCGCAAAAGGGAAAAGCTATGCCTAGAACTATTGCGGAACAGCTTTCCGCCTATGAGGCCAAGCGCGCGGCCAACGCCGCTCGCATGGAAGCGATCATCCAAACATCGGACGAAGCAGGCTCGACGCTCGATCAACCGTCGCAAGAGGAATTCGACACGCTTGACACGGACAACAAGAGCATCGACGACCATATCGTCCGCCTGAAGAAGCTCGACGAGATCAACAAAGCAAAATTGATTGTTGTTGATCCGGTCGTCGAGCAAAAGCGCGTCGGTGATCCGCAGCAAACGCTGCGCACGTCGACCGCGCCCATCGTCAGCGTGAAGGCCAACGTGCCGCCCGGCACCGGCTTTGTGCGTCTCGCGATGGCTCTCGCTGCGGGCAAGGGCGATCTCTATCGCTCGATCCGTTATGCCAAGGAGTCGACCAAGTTCGGCGGCTGGGACAACACACCGGAAGTGCTGAAGATCCTCGACGAGTGCGACGACCTTGCCGGTATGATGCAGAAAGCGGCGGTCGGTGCCGGTACGACGACCGACGCGACATGGGCCGGGCCGCTCGTGCAGTATCAGATTCTTGCATCTGAATACGTCGCACTGTTGCGTCCCGCCACGATCATCGGGCGCATCCCCGGTCTGCGCAGGGTGCCCTTCAACATCAAAATCCCGGTGGCAACAGCAGGCACGACCGTCGGGTGGGTCGGCGAGAATGCGCCGAAGCCCGTCAGCAACATGCAGTTCACGACAATCCAGATGAATTGGGCAAAGGCGGCCGGGATCGTCGTGATCACGCAGGAACTGGCGCGGTTTTCCAATCCGGCAGCGGAAGCTGTCGTGCGTCAGGACCTGATCGATCAGATGGCGCAATTCCTTGATCGCCAGTTTGTCGATCCGGCAGTTGCGGCGGTGGCGAACGTGTCACCGGCTTCGATCACCAATGGCGTCACGCCAGTGACGGCGTCGGGGACGAACTTCGCAGCGTTCCAGACGGACTCCAAGGCGCTGTTCAACAGCTTCTTGACGGCGAACATGTCGACCGGCAGCGGCGTATGGATCGGCACGCAGCAGCAGGCATTGTCGTTCTCGATGATGCTGAATGCGTTGGGGCAGCAGTCGTTCCCGCAGATGACGGGGGAAGGCGGCACGCTGCTCGGGTATCCGTACATCGCATCGGAAAACCTTCCGGCGACCGGCGGCTCACCGGCCGACGGCTATCCGCTGATCTTTGCCAAAGCGAACGAGATCATGCTGGCTGACGATGGTCAGACGGTGATCGACGCAAGCAATCAGGCATCGATCCAGATGGATACGGCACCTGACTCGCCGCCGATTGGTACGACCACGCTGGTCAGCTTGTGGCAGATGAACTTGACCGGCATCCGTGCCGAGCGCTGGATCAACTGGCAGAAGCGCCGTGCAGGCGCGGTTGCCTTCATCCAAAACGCAAAGTACGGCTGATGAAAATTCCGAGCCGCGCATTCTCCATTCGGGATTTGTGCCTCAATCCCATGGGTCCTCCCATGTGCGGCTCGGTTTCTCCGACGCTGGCGTTTTAACCGGCCCCGGTGCGCGACCAGCGTCGGCTGAACGATCTGGAAACGGCAACCGATGACTTGCCGGTGTTTCCGAACGGCTATGCCTATCACATGGATTGCACGTGCCGGGTGTCTGACCTCGGCCGCACGATGATCTATGGGCGCTGGGTCAAGGTCTGCATGCAATGCGGATCATTGCGGCAGCTTAAAAGGAAAACCGAATGCGAGTGAGAGCATTGCAGCGCGTCACCTATGCCGGTCGTGACTACACGGCTGGCGATGAATTCGACACCGAAAACGACATCCACGGCAAGCTGCTCATTCAGGGCAAGACGGTCGAGGAAGCGGTGAAAGAAGAAATCGGCAAGCGGCGCGGAAACTATCGACGGCGCGACATGCGAGCCGACGAATGAAGCTGTTCGGCTTCGAAATCACGCTGCGCAAAGCAACCCCGAACGTCCCCGGCAACACGCAGACATTGCTGCCGCCGTATTCAGGATATGGCGGCTGGTTCAACACGATCCGCGAGAGCTTCCCCGGTGCGTGGCAGCGCAACGTCGAAATCCGTCTCGACAACGTGATGACGTTCTCGGCGGTCTATGCCTGCACGACACTGATCGCGCAGGACATCGGCAAGCTCTGTCTGAACCTGATGCAAAAGGACTCCAATGATATTTGGAACGAGACGGAAAATCCTGCGTTCAGCACGGTGTTGCGCAAGCCAAACCATTTTCAGACGCGACAGAAATTCATCGAAAATTGGGTCACGTCCAAGCTGATGCACGGCAACACATACGCGTTGAAGGAACGCGACAATCGCGGCGTCGTCACGCGACTTTATATTCTCGACCCGCAGGTGACGCGCGTGCTGATCGCGCCGGATGGCTCGGTTTATTATCAGTTGTCGACGAACCGGCTGGCCGGGATCGATGCGCTGATGGGCGTCGAGCAGACGCAAGTGCAGGGCGCAGTGCCCGGCGTCGATCAGAGCGAAGTGACGCGCGGCGAATTCTACGTGCCCGCATCGGAAATCATCCACGACGTTTATGTGCCGCTGTATCACCCGCTCTGCGGCGTGTCGCCGATTTCCGCTTGCGGGCTTGCCGCCGTGCAAGGCCTCGCCATGCAGAACAACTCGGTGAAATTTTTCAACAATGGCGCGCAACCTGGCGGCGTGCTGATCGCGCCGGGCGAGATCGGCGAGCGCAACGCGAAAGAGATTAAAGATTATTGGGAGCAGAATTTTACGGGCGTGAATGCCGGTCGCGTGGCGGTGTTGAGCGATGGCATGGAATACAAGCCGATGACGATCAGCGCATCGGATGCCCAACTGATCAATCAATTGAAGTGGACGAGCGAAACGGTCTGCACCGCGTTCAAGGTGCCGCCGTACATGATCGGCGTCGGGCAAGTGCCCAGCTATTCGAACGTCGAAGCGATCAATCTGCAGTATTACACGCAATGTCTGCAGCCGCTGATGGAAGCCATCGAAGCGCTGCTCGATGACGGTCTCGGTCTGACCGGGCCGGATCAGCAGCTTGGCGTCGAATTCGATCTCGATGATCTCTTGAAGATGGACACCAACACGCAGTTCAAAACCTACGGCGAAGGTGTTGCGCGCGGCATTCTCGCGCCCGACGAGGCCCGAGCGCTGCTCGGTTATGGTCCGGTGCCGGGCGGTGCAACGCCGTATCTGCAGCAGCAGAATTTCTCACTGTCAGCGCTCAACAAGCGCGACAGCAAGGCCGATCCGTTCGGCACCAATAAACCAGCGCCAGCACCAAACGGGTCGACGCCGCCACCGGCCGCAAATCAGAACGAGCCAGCGGTCACGGATCAGGCGAAGGAATTGCACGCAGCCGAATGGAAAGCGGCGCTCAAGCAAGCGGTGAACCATGCTCGCACTCACTGAAAAGGCCATGCTGATTCAGGCGTTGGGCCAAGTGGTTTTCGAAGAAGTGCAGACGGCTATCGCGCCAGTGAAGGATCGTATCGCGCAATTTGAAAAGCTGCTCGGCGATCTGCCGGTGCCGGTCGATGGCAAAGACGGCAAGGATGGCAAGGACGGCATCAATGGCAAAGACGCCGACATGGACGTGATCCGCGACGTGATCGCGAGTGCAAAAGCCGACGCCGAATTATGGACGCGCGAATACGTGCAGGGCGCACTCGATGCGCTGCCCAAACCGGAGAAAGGCGACAAGGGCGATCCCGGCGCTGACGGCACGGATGCCGACGCCACCGCGATCCGCGACGAGCTTCTTGAGTGGAGCGGCAAATATATGCGCGACCTGATCGACGCGCTGCCGAAAGCAGAGAAAGGCGACAAAGGCGACAAGGGTGACAAAGGCGATCCCGGCGAGCCGGGAAAGGATGGCACCGATGGCCGCGATGGTACTGATGGCGCAGATGGAAAGAGCCTATCGCTGGACGATATTCGCGATCACCTTGCTGATCTTGTTGCTAAGGCTCTCGGCGACATTCCTCAACCTCGTAATTGCGTTGGTGGGTTTATTGATCGCCGTGGTCGTCTGTTCCTGTCTTTTTCTGATGGTTCTAATTCGGATTTGGGTGAAGTGGTCGGTCGTGACGGCAAGGATTGCGATCTTGAAGTGGTTAGATCGCAGGTTGCCGCATTCCTCGCCGCGATAGAGAAACCGAAAGACGGCCGCGACGGCAAAGACGGCGTCGGCTTCGACGATCTGCAGCTTGATTATGACGGCGCGCGGCTGGTCAATTTCAAATTTGTCAAAGGCGAGAACGCCAAAGTCTTCAGCCTGAATTTCCCGATCCCGCTGTTTCAAGGCGTGTGGCGCGCGGGCGAATTTTGCGAAGCCGACATCGTCGTGCGCGATGGCTCGATGTGGATCGCTAAAAAGGACACCAAGACCGAGCCGGGAATGCCCGACAGCGATTGGCACCTGTGCGCCAAGCGTGGCGGCACGGGGGGACGCGGCGAGCGCGGGCCAGCGGGCAAGGACGGCAAGGATGGTCGCAACGGCCGCGACCTGACACAGATCGGCCCCGACGGCAGCAAGTGGTGATCAGTGGAAAATCCGGAATACCGAATTCCCAATAACGAAACGCAATTAGCTTCAAAGCTGGCCGTCGATCTCAATCAGTACGCGGCCGAGATCATGAAGCGCTACAAGTTTGACGCAGCGGAAATTGCGCTGCGCAAGTGCATCGCCATGCACCCGAAGATCGATGCGTTCTATGTCAATCTCGGTGGCGTGCTGTCGGATGCCAACAAGATTCCCGAAGCGATAGACGTTTTGGAAAAATGCATTGCCCTCAATCCGCAGCACGCGAAAGCGTGGGGCAATCTC